GCTGGTGTATCAGTTGCTGTTCCTGTGGTATCTTCGGGTGGGCGTGGATAACCAAGTTGGGTTAAACTAGGCAGTCCTCGGCGCAGGCGTTCAGCATTGGTTCTATCCCATACTATGTAATCATCACCGGTGTATGTTAAATCTTCATCTTTTGTTTTGGAATACAGGGAGGTTTCAAACTTAGTTTGAGTTTTACCAACACTGGCTTTGAGTTGATCAAGATTAAATGTAAATTCAGCCATGTTATTTTGCCTGTATTTCTACGCCCGCTGGAACTGGCACTGCGCCAGGTGGTGGGCTTGGCTTGCCTTCTTCAAACGCAATCTCAACGTCCACACCCTTGTTGTGATAAGGATACGGTTCATGTGTGGGTGCTCGATTCACAATACTTTCAAGCCCTTGAGTTTTGACTATCCAGCCCTTGCTGGTATCCCATTCAGTGTCGTCTAATAGTGTTTTGGTCAAGGGTTGTGGTGTAGTCACTCGACCTGCTGCAGGCCCGTTGAGATCAATACCACCTGCTTGTAGTGCTAATGCAGATCCTGCGCCCCAGGAGCCTGATGCACTGTTCAATGTCAATGTTCCGTCAGCTTTAACTCCAATTGTAGATTTGCTGTACAAAGTAATATCTTCCTGTGCCTGCATGGCCAAAAACGTTCCTGACTCTATCTGCATGTCTTGTTTGCTTTTCATTTTTAGGTAGCGGCCGGCAAACATGTTGATGTCTCGATCAGCATGCAAGTTTATATCACCTTTGGTACGTACATTCACTGAGTTTGTGGCATACACATCTACTGTGCCTTCTACTCCAAATTCCAGCCAGGTTTGACCATTGGCATGAATAATGTAAAAAAAGTTTCCAGTATCGCTCATGGTAATTTGATGGCCAAGACTGGTTCTCAAACGTAACATACCATTGTTTCCATCTAGATCGCCGTCGTCCATGACCAGACTGTGTCCACCTACCCGACCAATTACTCTCGCATCACTAGATTTGACTTCACCTGAATTGAGTTTGGCTCTGATGTCATTGGGTTTCATACCACCCTGATAAATGGCTGTGCCTGGTGTACTGATGCCAAATACTGCGCTGGGAGTTTCTCTCTGACTTGAACTTTGAATAGTACCTCGTTCTAGATCATTAATCAATCCTTGTTGCAACAAGGCCTGCGCGAGATATCCCTGCACAGGTTTGGTCTGATCATAAAACCTTGGATCGTTAAAAACACCTTCGTTGTTTACATTTATTTCTGTGACTGGCAATCTGGCAGCATCGGCAAAATAAGTTTCTTGGTTTTGATTCTGTATATCTGCTCGCGACACTGGTACTGAGCCAACAGCAGGTACCATGTGTCCCAGGCCTTGTTCTGGTATCACGCCAATGTAGAAGCCCTGACTACGGTCACCATTGACAAATATACAAATTACTTTTACTCCCACGTCAGGAGGTGTGAACCACATGCCGTAACTGGTAGGATTGCCAGGATAAGCGCCAAGGCCTTCGGTGGCTCCTTGTGTTTGAGTCATTGGGGTATAGCCATAGAATGACGGCATGTAACTCACAGTGGTCCAGGTAGTTTCGTTGTCCATAGAACCAATGTCAGCTCCTGAACTAAACGCATCAATGTACACACGTAGGCGGCCCGACCGTGTGGGATCTACTGTACTCATGACCACTCCTGTGAATGGTCCAAATTCTGCGGGTACTCCTCCACGATCCAGTTTGTAATTACTAGGACGACCTCGACTGCGTTCTACGTTCTCTGCCATTGATTAACCTCCTTCTGTGGCAATTGGTTGCCCTGGTCTGTACTTTGGTGCAGTACCAGCGGCTCTTGCTCTTAGATCTGCTATTCGTTGGGCATTCAAGGCCGCTGCAGCTTGTCCCGGCGTCACTGTAGCTTCTGGTAATTTTGGTGGAACACTTGCAACTTCTACAGTTGTGGGGGACACTGTTTGACCAGTGCCATCTGTGGGCGGCTCCGGCGGCGGCTGGTTTCTAATAAAGCGACTGGTAATGCCTTGTCTAGCTAAATTTGGATTACCAAACGCTGCGCCGCCCGCGTTGGTTGCAAATGTAGCTTCTTTATAAGCACCTTGTGCTCCTAGTATGGCACGTTTGCCGCCGTCACCTGTGTCAAGACGTCGTGGATCAGTTTTGGCAAAATCAGATCTTGCTTGCTGTGCTGCCGCAGTTTCTGCTTCAGCTCTTGCTCGTGCGGCTATGGCGTTGTCTATTCCTCTCACGGTGGCTTGACTGCTGGTTTTACCCCTACCAGCATCACTGCCGGCTGCGTTGGTGGCTAATGCTGCCACAGAAGGGTTGGCAGCATTGCTTGCATCTGGTTTTACAAGGGTATAAATTTTTCCCACAAGAGTTTGTTCAAACCTGCCAGATCTAAATTCACTTGTGACTTTGGTAGCCGCGTAAACTCGACTCTGTAGAGCCACTCGAGCATTGTATTTCTTTTGTGTTTTACTATAAGGGTCTGCCAGGCCAGTATTGAGATCATAGTCTTCAGGTCTTTGCCACACTATTTCAAACAGGATTTCTTGATTGTCAAACGCAATTGATCCGTCGGGCATGAACCCTGATGTCAAGGCCTTGCCACCAAACGTTTCTTGATTTACAGGACGGAACAAACTGCCTTGGGCAATCCAGGCAGGGTCGCCAATGATTTTAATTTTGGCTTCTCTGAGACCCACGGGGTCATACAACAGTTCTGCGGCGTTAGCGCCTAGCTCAAAACTTTTGCCCAGGGCATTTTGACTGGATTCTGTGCTACGAGCCTGATAGGTATACATCATGATGTCGTTCAAGCTGGCAGTTTGAGAATTGCGTACTTTTGTAGCCAGAGAATCTTCCTCTACGCTTCCACTCAATGTTGCTCTAAAGATAGTGTTGAGTGTTTCTTGATATTCCAGCACTGCGGTATTTTGTCCAGTAAACCAGTAAGGGTAACTTTTGTGAATTCCACTAAACTTGTTTACTGGAAAATATATACTGTTTAAATTTTTGATCAAAAAAGGACTCACAGTATATTTGATGTCATATGCATAGTCATTTCTCTTGCCGTCAAGTTTGCTGCTGCGTGGTTGCGCACTCATGTTGATCACATACCATTTCACTGGCTCGTTGTAGTTGAGATTTTTTGTGGGAATTTGTTTACCATTTTCGTCAATAGTAAACAAGGCCTGTGAACCAATGTAACTGCTGTTGCGTAGCACTAACTCAATGACCTGCAAAATCTGTTGACCAGCAGTGATGCTGAAACTTCTACTAGCCATGTCCACACGATCTTTTTCAGGGGGTTTGACCTCGCCTTCTGCCATGTTGGTATAAACTTTTGGTATTTTGACATTGGGCTGTACCAATGTAGCTCCGGCTATTTTTTCAGCGCCAGGTCCCACAAATTCAATTGAATAGTTGTCAGCCTGTTCATAAACACCATCCAACACAAGTTTTTGTTGAAAATCGTTCATGGCTTGCATGAGTCCTTGTACAATAGTACGTGAAGGGTTAGGCGCAGACACCGCGGTTTGAGGAGCTTTGGCGGCGGCATCTATGGCATTGTCTACTGCTCTCACACTGGCCTGAGTGGGAGCTGGCACACGTTGTTGTGCCGTGCCGGCACCAGCTAAACGTCTAGTCTCAGCTGATGATTGATTAGCATCAGTTTGATTGCCAGTTGTAGTTGATGCACCAGGCTTTGCTGGTGATGGTGTTGATTGTGAAGCGTATCGGGCTTGACCATTCAGTAATTTTTCTACGCTGGAGGCATTCAGTTGAAGATCATAGGGAATAGTACCACGAGCTGTGGAGCCACCAATATCTTGCCCAACTGGTTTACATGTCCATTCATAACTGGTAGTTTTGCTGCTTACAGTCCAATCAATGTTCTTGATCTTGAATGGTATTATTTTTTCTACCACAGCCTGAGTATCACTAGTTTGACTCCCCACTGTGAGACCTCCTTTGATAGGCATCACAATGTTACCACTTTGATCATATCCATAAAATCTAATGACCATAATGTAGGTAGCAGCTACATAGTTGACTTTACCGTCTGGGTTTACAGGCATGTGATTGTCCACAGCATCACGCAAGCGTTCCAACAATGTGATACCTTGTGGTTCTATTAGAGTAAATTTAATATCAATATTGGAATGTGCGCCACCATTGCCACCTACTGGTAACAAATTGTCAAGTGTTACCGAATCTATATAGAAATCATTGTCAAAAAACGGACTACGTCCACCGTCGGGGTAGTTGCGTTCTTCTGGAGGTACAGTACCACCGTCTTGATCTGTGGTACCAGCTGCTGGCCGTGGTCGAACTCCGTCACGATTCAGTGGTGCACCGCCAGTTTGAAACAACAACTGATATCCGTCAAGTTTGAGATTGTTGCCATACAACAATCTCTTGTACTGTGAGTCATTGGCCAAATACACAGATATTTGATAAGAATAACTGTAGTAATCATCCAGTACATTTGGCTGGGGAATAACCTTGACCAGGCTGGCTTGGCTAGTGTTTACTTCAGCTTGTTTGGTGGATGTTGAATTGTCGGCTGCATCATCTCTAGTAGGTGTGCCAGATTCAGTTTTTAATTCAGTGTTTCCAGGTACACTACCAGGGTCGTACAACTCACCTGATTCAGGATTTTTTCTGAGATTAGATAATGTGCCATCTTCGGCTCTGACATTGATCCCTGTCTCGCCACCGTTGCCACCGGTGGCTTGTGTTTGTTCAGTGGTACGCACAGGATCGTTGGTGCCTGTGTCTCCGCCTGTGTCAGACGTGACTGGCGTTTCGGCATTACTAGGCCTGCTGGTATCAGGTGGTGCAACTATGCGGCCTGAAGCATTGACTTCGGCAGCAGGCGGAGCGTTTGGTCCTTGTGGTGCATCATCTGACACTGTTTGACTGGCTGTGGCAGGTGGTTCAGGCTGAGTTAATGGAGGATCAAGTTTGACTCCCGATGCAGCCTGCTGTGCCGCTGTCGGGGCGGTACCACTCAAGAATGAACTACCTGTTACAGGATTTTTATAACGATACAATCCAGTGGTTGCATCTTGACCTTCAAACTCGCCAGTAGCAGGACTTTGATTACTGGCCACAGCCAGTTCTCGATTGAGTTCGCTTAGTCGTCGACGAAGTTGCTGTCGTTTTGTCAGTAGCTCTTCATCTTCTCCACGTGTGGCACGGACCTGGTCGCCAACACTACGAAGGTCGCGCCCAATCTGTTCAATCTCTGCTTGTATCTCTGCAATAGTTGCCATAGGTTAAAACCCCAAGACTGATTTCAGCGTGGTAATTTTTGGCAGGTAGATCAACGTACCTTCTTTAAAGTCCAAGGGAGGTGCTTGCAAGGTGTTGGGGTTGCGCTGATAAAACACCCACCACAATGTGGCATTGTCATAAAGGTCAAAGGCCAACATATCTGGTCGATACTGATAGGTGGTATTGATTACAAAGGTCTGATCGTCATCCTCTTTGGGGATGGCCCTGTTGACCATGACATCAAGATAAAACTGTGAGTATCCTGTTTCAAAATATGGACTGGTTGAATCGTAATTGGCCATTACCAGAACCCTCCTTTGAGTAATTGTCCGTTAGCAAAGCCTTTGAGACTGAACTGTTTGCTGACTTGGCTGCGTGTTTGTACAGGTATCAAAGTAATATCAATTTCCATCTTGGTTGGCACATAACTTGCGCCAGCGGTGTTGCTGACGTTTTGTTGAATCGCGCTAGGGTCTGGAACACCTTGACCAGGTGCACCTTTCTTGAGCAAAGCATTGGCCAATCTATTCAATCCTGCTAGACTTTGTCCGCCTGGGTTGCTGGCCACTGCGGCACGACGATTCAGCAAGTTAATGCCGTAATTGTTGGGACTGCCTGCTCGTATGTAGTCAACATCATTGGGCAGGGTGTAATTAAATGACGATATCACCACTGGATGATCTGAGAATTGGTATTGTCCAAAACCGTTCAACAAACACACAGGAGGTGGCACGCCACGCTGTGGATCTGTTGCTCCATAGAACATTTTGGTCGCTGAACGGAAAAAATGTATCACTGCCAGCAGGTAATCAGCTTCATTGGTGTCTTGAGCTGTGAATGTACCGCGAACTTGAATGTCACCCACTCGAGAATTCTTGTAAAATAAACCACGATAGTTGGAGTGAACAAGATCATACTGTTCATACTGAGCTGAGTAAGTGGTGGTTATGTTGGGCGTGTAAGGGAATATCACACCATCTGTTTTGGCCAAAGGTGCAAGAATACCAACTCCACTTTTTTCATTGTACAAGTACTGTGCGTCAGGCGCAAGACTCAGTCGCACTCGCCAGTCGGCATTGCCCGGTTGTTTGTATCGCGCCTGGAATGTGGCTTGTTGCCGGGCTCGGTCTCTAACCGCAGCTTCTTGATTGGCTTGTTCAACATCTGCGTCAGTGGGTTCGCGAAGACCAGTGTCGGCTGCGCCGCCGGCTTCTTCTTGGCCGTCTGGAGTTTTAAGTCCATCGTCCTCGGCGGTGTCAACGTCTTCGGGGCCGCCCAACAATTCAGGTTCGTCTGGTTCTTCATCACCAGGGCCACCCAACAGTTCAGGACTTTCTGCGGCATCAACATCTGGGGGCTCCGTCAACGGTTCAAAAGGGTCAACTTCTTGATCAGGTCCGCCCAACAACTCTGGATCAGCATCAGGATCCACTGGTTCAGCTAGTTCTGTAACTTCAGCGTCTTCTTCTGGGCCACCAAGTAGTTCTGGATCAGCGTCAGGATCCACTGGTTCAGCCAGTTCTGTGAATTCAGCTTCTTCTTCTGGGCCACCAAGTAGTTCTGGATCAGCATCAGGATCTACTGGCTCAGCCAGTTCAGTAAACGGATCTACTTCTTCTTCAGGTCCTCCCAGTAGTTCTGGATCAGCATCAGGATCCACTGGCTCAGCTAGCGCAGCAAATTCAACATCAGCACCAGGCGGTTCTTGTAATTCTGCATCAATGTCAGGGTCAACTTCAAGATTTTCTTCAGTTGGTAGTACTTCTTCTTCTACTGGCGTGTCAAGACCTGGATCTTCTAGCGCCGCGACTTCCAAGGGCCCTTGTCCACTGTCAGGTTCGCCACCACCTGCAGCAAATGAGTCAGCGTTGGCCTCAATAATTAATTCATTTTCTCCAGTGTTGCTTTCTGCTAGTCTAATGTAATTTTCTTGTGCGGCGTTGTTGGCTTCTAGCTCTGCACGACGTTCATCACTAATGTCAGGATCTGCCAGTTCAGCATTGTTCTGAGCAATGATATCTTGTGCGTTGGCAATGCCTGCTTCGTTTTGTGCAATGGCCGCAGATGCATCATTGATATTTTTTAAGTTTGTGTTGTTTGTTCCTGGATACAGCGCCGCGGCATCAGCTGATGTTTGCGCATTGGTTGCTGCTTGTTGTGCGGCAGTTGGTGTATCAGTCCCGTTGTAGAACGCATCAGCTTGCTCAGCATTCAATGTTGTTGTGTCGCTGCCAGTTGGGGGGCCTTTTGGTACTACAGTTCCAAATTCATCATAGGTTGTGCCGTAGTCGGTTGGAGAACTAACAGCGGCGTCTGTGGTTCCTGTCTCGCCGGTAAACGGGACCACAGTGTTAACGCCACCAACGTTCTGTACCGCAAACGATTGTGGATTTTCTTGCCAGGCCGTTAATTGTTCTTGACTACTAAATTGCAAGGCGCCGCCAGGCAGTTGTACACTGATACCAGTGTTACTGACTTCTGTATTTTGAGTAGGGGGTCCTTCGCCACGATAATAGGGTTGTCCAGTTTCGTCATTGATGGCAAAGCCCAGTCGCAAGGTGCCATCATCATCATATGCAGGGAATTGACTAGGGTCACTGGCTGGATTGACTGGTTGATCTGTATTGCGTTCAAAACCTTGATAATATGGCTGACCATCTTCTTCGTTGATGGCAAAGCCCGGTTCTAGATTGCCTTCATTGTCATATGCAGGAAATTGGCTTGGGTCACTGGCTGGGTTGACTGGTGTGTCTTGGGTGGCTGGTTCAATACCTTTGTAGTATGGTTGACCGTTTTCTTCGTTGATGGCAAAGCCCGGTTCTAGATTGCCTTCATTGTCATATGCCGGAAACTGACTAGGGTCACTGGCTGGATTGACTGGGGTGTCTGTTGTAGGGGGCGTTGGCGTTGGAGTTGTTAGACCAGCAACGCTCATGCCTGTGGTTGAGGCTACCGCGGTTGCTGTGGGCTTGGGTCCAAATAGTCCGCCCACAGTGTTGGCAAAGTTAGAGAACAGCGAAGGAATTTTGCCAATGATACCCAATGCAGAATCAATGGCTGGCACACCTGTTTTGATTGTTCCAAATCCGCCAGTGGCAAACAGTGTAGATCCTGGCAGTTGTGGTATACCTAGTCTGGCACGTATGTAGGGATCTGTGGGATCTGCTCCGCCAAGGTCTTGTAATTGTGTAGGAGACAATCCATAGTATGGATCATTGACTGTGGATGCTGATGTTGATTCAACTTGTCTAGCAGCCGCCGCATCAAGATCGCCGAACTCATCATAGTTGGGATCAAAACCAGCTGTTTGTTGTGTAGGTGGACCTACGCCACGATAATAGGGTTGCCCATTCTCCTCGTTGATGGCAAAGCCCAGTCGTAGGGTGCCTTCATCATCATATGCAGGGAATTGACTGGGATCACTTTGTGGACTAACTTCAACATCTCTTGTGGCCGGATCTACGCCACGATAATAGGGTTGCCCATTCTCCTCGTTGATGGCAAAGCCCAGTCGTAGGGTGCCTTCATCATCATATGCAGGAAACTGACTGGGATCAATGGCAGGGTTAACCGGGGTGTCTTGAGTAGCTGGACCTACACCAGCATAGTATGGCTGGCCATTCTCCTCGTTGATTTTAAACCCAAATTCTAAGTTGCCATCGTTGTCATAAGCTGGAAACTGGCTTGGATCACTGGCCGGGTTCACACCGGACGTGTTATTCTTTGGGATGGCAATGTCGCTCATTTTGCCATAGGAGTTGTTGGTTTCTGTATTTCCAACCGAGTTGATTTCGTAATTACCTCGTTCTTCGTAGGTAATTCCAACCTGCAAAATAGCGGCTTCGGGAGCGACACCTTGTTGTATCAATCGATTGTATTCTGCGGCTTTGTTGGGATCGTATCCTGCCATGTTAGTATTCCTATATGTTATTTACCCATTTCTAAAACGGCATATTTTAACAATGAGGTTGACAAGTGTTGTAAATCTGCTACAATAAGTACATATTAGGAGACCCAGTCAATCATGACTTTACTACCCAAAGCGGCACCTCGCGTGAACTATCTCAACAACAGAGATATTTTAAAAGAAATTCACCTCAGTAAAAACAACTACTGTTGGTTCCAGGACAGGGCAATGGATCATCAATTTGATATCATTTTGCCGTCAATAGACCGGATCAATCAGCGTACTATTGCCGAAGCAAGACGCAACCGAGCAGATCGACTCAAGCGAGAAGGTACTATTGTAGACCCTAAAAAGATACCCAACACAGACGTTGTGTTCCGTATTAGTTGTTGGGATCACATACCCCGGGCACCCAAAAAAATAACCAAAGCCGAAGCAAAAAAGCGCAAGTTAGAGGAAATTTTGGATCTCGATGATGCAGTAGAAGAAGATCCACTAGCAGACATTGTGGATGTTCCTGTGCTAGACATGAATCATGTGCGAGTGAACTTTCCCCCGTTTGAGCACTATCGCATTGATGACGAAAAGAAACCCTACATTGTGGGTCGCAGTCATTGGAAGGGCGACTTGGCCACTGGAGAATTCTCCAAGGATCACGGCGACATGACCAAGAAATTGGCCTTGATGTTTATGAAATTATGCGAGAGATATGCTACAAGGAGTAACTGGCGTGGATACACCTACAACGAAGAAATGCGGGGACAAGCCCTGCTACAACTCAGTCAAATTGGATTGCAGTTTGACGAGTCAAAATCGCAGAACCCTTTTGCGTATTATACTGCCGCTATCACTAACAGCTTTACTCGTATCCTGAACATTGAAAAGAAAAATCAAAACATACGTGATGATATTTTGGAAATGAACGGGCTCAATCCTTCATGGACCCGTCAAAACTCAGGCAAACATTCAATGGCAGCATTGTCCGGACCGGTTGTAAGTAGTCTTGATGAGTAGTATACTAGGTAGATGACTAACCTATTTCGTAAAGCCGCGGTCTTTACAGACATCCACTTTGGCTTGAAAAGCAACAGCACTCAACACAATGAGGACTGTCTAAACTTTGTCAAGTGGGCAACCGCCAAAGCCAAATCAGAAGGTTGTGAGACGTGTTTGTTCCTGGGCGACTGGCACAACAACCGTGCCAGCCTAAACATTGTTACCTTAAACTACAGCCTTAGGGCACTGGAGCACCTGAATGATAATTTTGAAAACGTGTATTTCATTCCTGGTAATCATGATTTGTATTATCGAGATAAGCGCGACATACAAAGTGTGGAATGGGCAAAACATCTCCCCCGCGTACAGATATGTAACGATTGGTTTAGCAGTGGTGATGTTGTCATTGCTCCTTGGCTTGTAGCCGATGACCACAAACGCATACCCAAACTAAAAGGCCGGTACATGTTTGGGCATTTTGAACTGCCCGGATACATGATGAATGCCATGGTAGAGATGCCGGACCACGGCGAAGTACGCAGAGAAGACTTCACAAACTTTGAACATGTGTTTACCGGACACTTTCACAAACGTCAAACCAAAAAGAATATCACATATATTGGCAATTGCTTTCCGCACAACTATGCGGATGCTGGCGACGACGAACGCGGCATGATGATCTTGGAATGGGGTAAAGAACCAGAGTTTCATGCTTGGCCAGATCAGCCACGTTATCGTGTGCTGGGCCTGGCCAGTATCATCGACAATGCACCCAATCTACTTGCTCCCGGCATGCATGTGCGTGTGCAGTTGGACATTGAGATTTCATACGAAGAAGCCAACTTCATCAAAGAAAAATATATTAAGGAATATGGCCTGAGAGAGATGGCCTTAATACCCAACAAAAATAGTTCTGTAGACACAGACATGGCTCCTGGTGAAGTCAAATTTGAATCAGTAGATCAAATTGTCACTGATCAAATCACTAATATTGAATCAGAATTTTACGATAACAAACTGTTGTTGAAAATATACCAAACCTTATGATAAGCATAAAAAATTTAACCGTGAAAAATTTCATGAGTGTGGGTGCGGCTACCCAAGGCATCGACTTTGACCGCAACGACTTGACTTTGGTACTGGGCGAAAACTTGGACCTAGGCGGCGACGGATCACGCAACGGCACAGGCAAGACCACAATCATCAATGCCCTAAGTTATGCCTTGTATGGCCAAGCACTGAGTAACATCCGCAAAGACAACCTAGTAAACAAGACTAACGGCAAGAACATGTTGGTCAGTTTAGACTTCTCAGTCAATAGTCAAGAATACAGAATTGAACGCGGTCGCAAACCCAATGTGCTACGCTTCTACATCAACAATGAACACAAGGCTGCTGAAGATGAAGCTCAAGGCGATTCAAGAGAAACACAAGATGCCATTGAGCGTGTGATGAACATGAGCCATGACATGTTCCGACATGTGCTGGCGCTGAATACCTACACAGAACCATTCTTGAGTTTGAAGGCCAACGATCAACGCACTATCATTGAGCAGTTGTTGGGTATTACTTTGCTATCAGAACGTGCTGATGCAATTAAAGAACTTAACCGACAAACTAAAGACGCTATTCAGGCAGAAGAGTTTCGTATACGTGCTGTTCAAGAAGCCAATAAACGCATTGAAGAACAAATCGAAAGTCTGCGCAAGCGTCAGCGGTTATGGATTGCCAAACGTGACGAAGATGTAGGCAAACTAGAACAGGCCATTGCTGATCTTGAACATATCAACATTGATGCTGAAGTTCAAGCACATAGAGATCTAGAAGCATTTCATGAGAAGAAAAAAGCCTTAGACGATGCCACACGTTACATTCGTCAAATTGATACAGAGGATGCCAAACTAAACAAGTTATTGGACAAACTTAAAATTGAGATTGCGGCCCTGGATGCTCATAAGTGTCACTCATGTGGTCAAGACTTGCACGATGATAAACAAGATGAGTTGAAACAGGCCAAACAAGCCCTGGTACAAGAAACAGCACTGCAACTCTTAACCAATGACACACAGCGCCAAGGTCATGAAGATACTATCACCCAGATTGGTGCGTTGGGCACTGCACCCACTGTGTTTTATGATTCGCTAGAACAAGCACTGAATCATCGCAACACAGTAGAAACACTACGCAAAGAGTTAACCGCACGATCTGCAGATGTGGATCCGTATGAAGAACAAATCTCAGACATGCAAGGTCAGGCTCTACAAGTTGTGTCATATGATACACTGAACGAACTTACTCGTTTGCAAGATCATCAAGACTTCTTGCTCAAACTGCTAACATCCAAGGACAGTTTTGTACGCAAGAAGATTATTGATCAAAATTTAAGTTATCTAAATGCACGTCTTACACATTACTTGGATCGTATTGGCCTGCCACATACTGTAAAGTTTCAAAACGACCTGACTGTAAGCATCGAAGAACTGGGTCGTGAACTAGACTTTGATAATCTGAGTCGCGGTGAGCGTAACCGATTGATCCTGTCAATGTCATGGGCGTTCCGTGACGTATGGGAAAGTTTATACTCTCCCATCAACTTGTTGTTCATAGATGAGTTGATTGACAACGGCCTGGACACACAAGGTGTAGAAAACGCACTAGCCTTGCTCAAGAAGATGAGCAGGGAACGTCACAAGAGTATTTGGTTAGTATCGCACAGAGATGAACTGGCTGGACGTGTGGAGAACATTCTCAAGGTCGTCAAAGAGAATGGTTTTACCAGTTACAACACTGACGTAGACATAGCATGAAGCACACAATCTTTTGCGGGTGTTCTTATGTGGAGGGCGATGGGCTTGATCAACGATCCCAAGATCCTGACCTATGGGTGAACATAGTTCATCGCAGTTCACCACTGCTGTGCAACACTGTTTTGGTGAATTTAGGCAACAGTGGGTCGACCAACACTGGCATATTTCTCACAGCATTGGCCAGCTTGGCAGCTTATCCTGCTGGTGGTAATTTGTTTGTGTCATGGACCAATACCAAACGACTGCATGTCAATCCTGGCTTAGAACTCTACAACACTGAACTGTATTTAGAGAATAGCAACATAGATGATGTAAAACTCAATCCTGGGTATACCATTCCTGGATCATATGTTGAAAACATAAGAGACAGATTTTTTAGCCTAACTCATCATCATTACGACCTTGTGAGAGTATTGTATTACAGTTCGTTGATCAATGTCATGGCACAGAGCTATGGCACACAATGTTTCTTTGTAAATTCTTTACTGAACATAGACAAAAAATATTTTGAACATATTGTCGACTCAACTCGATCTCCATCTCAAACCACAAAACTTACTCAACAAATATTGCAATTAGAAACCAGAGACGATGCAGAATTTTTTGCTCTCTATGACAAAATCCACCAAGACTACGCAGACACACAGGCACTCAAACTCAATTGGTTAAATTTAGATCAAGCATACCGAAAATTTTTTTATGTTGACAAAGGTTCTGACGACTTGCACCCTGGCAAGATCAGTAACCGTAAATTTGCTGACCATATCATTCAAAAACTTCAACAATACACACATCGACGATAACTATGTTAGATGACATGGCTTTACCAAAATCAACCAGTGGACTCTCTCCCAGAAGATTGCGTGGGCTTTGTGTACATCATAACCAATACAACCAACAATCGCCGATACATAGGCAAAAAACTAGCAAAATTCTCTCGCACCACTCAACGCACAGTCAAACTCAAAAACGGCACCAGTAAAAAACGCAAAGTTCGATCAAAGATAGATTCTGATTGGCGTGACTACTACGGCAGCAGCCCAGAACTTTCAAAAGATGTAGAGCTTCTCGGAAAAGAAAAATTCACAAGAGAAATACTTTATTACTGCAAATCTAAATCAGAGTGTAGTTATATCGAAGCAAGAGAACAATTTACACAACGGGTTCTTGAAAGTACAGACTGGTACAACGGTCACATTCAAGTTCGCGTTCACGGCAGCCACATAATCAATAAGTTAAGCAGTTAAGGCTCGCACAGGCCAAAGTCGTGTGCCCTAGACCTGGATCTCGGATCACAGGGAGTGGAAGTCTCACCGCGCTAGTGAGCACTCAGCAACTATCCTTGACCGGACGCCGATCGCCAAATGCTGCGATTTTGCTGTTTGAAGACGAATAAAAAGCTAAAAAGACGCTACCGTGGGGTAGCAGGTTTGTACGATGTGTTAGCGTATGTTGTGCAAATTGCCGTTGTAATAAAGACGCAACTCGAGGTACAGGACAACCGCCTCTGTAATGTTGTAACGCTAAGTGACTTGCCCGACTCGGATGAAGTTTCTTTGCCCTGTGCGGGCAAAGTGTGACCATAAGATCTGGATGAAGCTTACAATCGCTTCGCTCTCTAAATAAAAACATTGATGAGCGATAGCGAATCAATAGATGTGCGTAGCACATCTTGAAGTGGTATTAGAATTGATCTGGCCAATCTCGAAACAAGGCATGTTGTATATTGCCTGACACAAATTGATTGAAACTTTTGTGCTTGACTTCGAGTTCGCCTTCTAGTGGTGCTACTCGCTTGAATGCTGAATCCATTTGACCCATGTCACGGAACTCCATGATGATCATCCATTCGGGCATGTCAGCTATGCTACGGAATCCCATCTTGCATCGGGTGATTCTATAACTCTCCATTTTGCCTTCTGAAATCAAATGATCAAAGAAACTTTTCATGCCGTTGACCCATTCAAGGTCTGTGATGTCGCCTTCTTTGTCTGCCCAAATTGTGTATAAATCCATAAATTACTCCAGTGGTCCTAATAATTTGAAACCTTGTATATCAAACATGTAAGGTTCTACACTTTCAAAATACATTGTTTTGAATCCGCGGTCTCGATAGATGGCACACTCGTTTTGAAAACTAAGTATGCCCAGTCTCAATCGAGGATTGCGATAATCCCAAGCATGATGATCACACACCACACTATGCTGATCCCAGATGCGATACATGCTCCAGGCCACCAATTGATTGTTGTCTCTGTAGCCCCAGACTTCTGTGCCCGGTACCAAAAATCTTCCAGGTACCATGGGCATGACACTGTGAAAGTGCTTGTGCGCACAATAGGCTCTATAAATTCTTTGAATATCGTTTATGGGCACTGGATCCAGCAACTCACAATTGATGCTGACTTGATACGTAACTTGATCAAGATCAATTTTTGCAAAAATCAAACTCATTGCCTGGGATCCTGTCTGTGATGGAACAGGCCTTGTAAGTATTCTTCTGGCCAGTTGTGATAAAAACCTTTAGATGCTATTTGCTTGGCCTTGGTGTTCAGATCACTCAAACTTTGTACCAGTGCAAGTGCGTACTGGCCTTGATTCATGATAACACCGTTGACGTTTTCTACATCGTCTGGATGATCTTCCAGGGCTAAGATGTCAGCTCGTAGTAGGTGCTCGGTGTTGGCAGATTCAATGCTGGCCGAAAACAGTTCACGACTCCATTCTGCAGGATCATAAGCATAGATGATAACTTCTCGATCGCCCATGCCCCAGCGAGCTCGATTTTTGAGATCATAGTAAGGATCCGTTCCTAGGTATACTTCAAACGTGCGCTTCATTCTAGCTTGTCGTGCAAACGGACATGGTGGAAAACCGCCCAGCGCAGGATGCGGAACTTCTACAAAGTTCTCAATCCAGGATTCTATATCTTGTTTTACTTGTTCTAGTTCCATTAGAAGAAAGGCAGTTTGCTGGTCTTGGTTGTTTCAAGATTGTCTTTGATAAGAGCAGTGACTAGATCACGCTCTTGAAAACTCATCTGTAATACATCTTCGTAAGTGGCACCACCGCGCATGTACCATGACATTTTTAAACTTTGTTTTCTAATATCTTTGGCCTCCTGATCCATGCGCTCTACCATAGTAGAGATCTCCTCGGGGGAAGCTGTCAGGAGGCGGCCCCGAAAAAAGCGGCTTGATCCAAGGTAAGGGTTTGAGGCCACAAGTGGCCGCAATGCGAACAGGTCACGTTGATTGATTCAATTTCACTTTTTTGTCTTAGATCAATGATGTGATCTCGAATCTCTGTAAAAAATTTACGATCACAATTGACCAAAAACTCTTGAATAAATTCAGGCTCTGTTACCAAACTCTGCGGAGTACGAATACTGGCAATACTGTGCTTTAATGTTTCAATGGTAAGTGTAGTGATCTTTTGCAAGGTGGCATTGAGTTGTTCAATTTTTTGTTCATCAGTCAGTTGGTCAGACTGTTGTATCTGTTGTATCATTCGCTGTTGATCGTACTGTTTGAGGTTGGTTTCATTTTGATGACGATACGCAATTGGTGTGAATGTGATTTCCAAGTCACCTTGTTTGATTGCTTTGCTGTAATCAGGACTTGATAGCCGGTCCAGTACACTTCTCAAATCCAAAACAAATTCGCTTTCAGTTTCGCATTTGGGACACTTGATGGTCATATCCATTTCATGACCGTAGCTGGCAATTCTAATGGCCACTAAAATTGCATTCAAATCAGTGCCTGGGGTATTCCAAGCATCACGTATGGTAGGAATGCAACTTTGAATCACGTTTACCACAGCCTGGCCGTTGAACAGTGCATCAGGTGTGCGATATGTGATTTCGTCAATGGCAGTCATGGGATAAACTGGCAATTCTTTGTTTGCAGGCAGATCAAGCGCAGTTTGATCCCAGTATTGTCCCAATGACGGCAATCTGAGATAGATTGACGGTTGTCTAAAAAATTGTTTGAGCGGGTTCGTAGTTTGGGGCATAAATCACCTATAAATATACCTATACTTATAGGCACAAAAATGACAGACGCAGAAAGAGCCGCAGCAGAACTAGCCGAAACGTTACGAAGAATTAACGAAGAGCTGGCCGCAAATTCCAGAGTTTCCCAGGCAACTATGGACGCCCGCACGGATGCGGAAATGAAGGCCAAGTATGGTATACAAAACTTTACTGCTGGCACAGCCAAAGGCGCAGAAGCAATCACAGCACTGGCATCTGCCGGAATGTCTGCTGGAAAAGCCATGCTGGAAGGCAAAAAAGGTGCCGCTGCATTTAATTCATCACTAGACGGATTAACCACAGCCGTAACAGCGGCAGGCGTTGCCCTGTCATTGATGGTACCAGTGATTGGTCCACTAGTTGCTGGCTTTGTTTTGGTAACCAAAGCTGTTGTTGACTATGCTAAATCTGCCAATGAAATGGCCGACAAGTTGTACAAAGGCTATGCAGGCCTGGCCGCAGTTGGTGCTGCCGCTGCTGATGGCATGACTGGAGTCAAAAACGGCGCACAAAAATTAGGCTTTAGTATGAATGAGCTGAGCGACTATGTTCAGCTGGTATCAGAAAACAGCAGAGAATTGGCTCAACTTGGTGGAACAGTAGCCGATGGTCGTCACGCACTGGAAAACATGGGCAAGGCCATGGAGCCTGCTCGCGAAGCCATGCTCAAGATGGGACTCATGCCCAAAGAGTTGGCTGAAGGACAAGCTGCATATCTGAGAATGCAAACACGCATTGGCACAGCACAGGGAAAGACTGTGGATCAACTGGCTGAAGGTGCGCGAAAATATCTTGTTGAACAAGACGCACTGACCAAAATTACAGGTATCAGTAGAAAAGAAGCTGAAAAGCGTGAAGAGACAGCCAGAGGAGAAGAACAGTATGCTGGTATGCTCATGAAGTTGAGAGCCAAAGGTGATGAAGCTGAGATCAAACGTTTGACCAGCATGAGCCAGATGATGGGGGTGCTGGATCAGGATGTTGCCAAAGCTGTGCGTTCGCTGATGACTGGATACATCACTCCTGAAGGTGAAAAGTTATTGATGAATGCGCCCAATGCACTCAAAGACATTCAAGCATTCAAAGACAAACAAATCACTCAGGAACAATTGGCTGACCGAGTGTTCAAAGGCATGGCAGACACAAGCGCACGAGTGTCAGCAGAATACGCCACGATGGGTGCAGGTGCTGATACCTTTATGTCAGCTGCCACACAATTGAATGCAATGAACATTCAAGCTCAAGGCGTAGAAGCATCCTTAAAGAAAGCAAAAGAACAACAAGAAGCTCAAGGAGCCACTGGCAAAAAAGCCTCTGACCAACTGGTAGAAAATCAAGCCAAATTGATTGAAGCTGAACGTCTTGCCACAGTAGCCGTAGAAGATTTCATATCCAAAGGTATTGCACCAGCGCAGGAAGCAATGGAAATACTTGCTAAAAAAACTGAAGCTGGTGCCAAGGCACTGGATGAACTGACACCGGGTGGTAGAAAGACAACCAAAGGAACTGTGGAAGATGTTGGCCAAGCTGGCGGAGCAATTGCTGGAGGCCTTGCTGGCGCCAAAGGAGGTGCCTTGATTGGATCATTGTTTGGCGGTGTTGGCGCAGTGCCTGGTGCTGTTATTGGTGGCTTGCTTGGATCCTTGGTAGGTGTATGGGGCGGCGGCACACTTGGCAAAGCAGGTGCAGGCATGGCCTATGATGCAGTTGCAGGGACAGGACAAGGTGGCCCACCAGTTGCCGGTGCTAGAGCCGCAGGTGGCCCAGTTGATGCTGGCAAGTTGTACAAAGTGGGCGAGCGTGGTGAAGAATACTTTAGACCCAATGTGGCAGGCGAAATTGTTCCAACCAATCAAATTTCTGGTATCACTGCTGCAGCCAACAACAGAATTGAAGTTATTGAACGAGCAGCCAAAGAGATTGCGGATGACACTGCTACCTTGGCCAAACTCACAGATGTAGACTTGAAAAAGACACAGGATGCAAGTCGACTACAAGATCGTCTGCGCAAACTCAAAACTGAGTTGGCCATTGACGAAGTTGAATTACTCGAAGAACAAAAAGATCAACTGGAAAAAATGCTAGAGGCCATGGAAAAATCCATGGGCAAGGATGCCGCGACCAACATGCGTAGAAATGCTATAATGCAACGTGCCATGGGTGGTGGGTCAGGGTTACAAATGCCGTCAGCACCCGGCATGGGTGGTGGGTCAGGGTTACAAATGCCGTCAGCACCTAGCATGCCCAGCATGGGTGGTGGCCAAGGCTTGCAAATTGCCAGTCAAGATGATCTAAAAAAACTTGGACTAAACATCAAAGCCGGCGATGTGCAAGCGGACAACGCTAAAATCAGTCCCAAACTGATAGAATTGGCCAAGGCTATTCAGGGAGGTGTTCCGGGCTTTGGTTATTTCAGTAGTTTTAATGACAAGTTTCACAACGAAAAAGCCCCTTCAAGCAAGCATACAGAAGGAATTGCATTAGATTTTACAGTGGCACAGCCTCCCAGTATCGACGATGGAAAAGCCATTACATCATGGCTCAAATCCATGGGTGCCAGCGTGGCCATTGACGAATACAACAGCCCCACTGCCAAGTCAACTGGCGGTCACTTCCATGCTCAGTTGCCAACCTTTGCAGACGGTGGTACCCTGGGTGCTGGGCAATTGGGTATTGCAGGCGAAGCAGGCAAACCAGAATTAATCACTGGTCCTGCTGAAATTACTCCTATTAATGAACTCATGAAAGCATTTGGCAGCCTGGCAGGTGTAATGGCACAGTCGGTTGACAAATTGGACGAGCTAGTTCGAGCACAAAAAACCAACAACGATATCTCAAACAAGATCCTGCGTGTGCAACAGTAATCACGGTAAATAAACAACTATGGCAGATAAACAACAAGGTTCGTGGCGCAAGTACTTTAAAGTCGCAGACAATTCAGGTGTGATGAGTCCAATCTCGGGCAAGAATCAATTTGGCTTGCCAAATTATCCTCGCAACGACGGCAGCAATGCTTCGGCACAAGCAGACTTTGTGTTTCGCAACTATGCCAGCAGACTGCCAGAAGTTTACTCAGGTCACCCTAATCGTGTGGAACGTTACAATCAGTATGAGAACATGGACATGGACTCGGAAGTCAATGCCTGTTTGGACATCATTGCTGAGTTTTCTACACAGATGTCAGAAACCAATGGTACGCCTTTTGAAACCACTTATCATGACAAACCAACTGATCACGAGATTGGCATCATCAAGAAACAACTGCAACAGTGGGTCAAACTAAACAAACTGGACCAGCGCATATTCAAACTGTTCCGCAACACCATCAAGTACGGTGATCAGATTTTTGTTCGTGATCCTGAAAACTTTGAAATGATGTGGGTGGACATGAGCAAGGTCATGCGTGTGATTGTGAACGAATCAGAAGGCAAACGTCCTGAGCAGTATGTGATTCGTGACATCAACCCCAACTTTCAGAACATGACTGTGGCAGCCAAGACCACCACAGACTACATGACAAACCCTGTGACAGGTACCATATCGGGCAGTTCAAACTACACCATGCCCAACGGCGGCGCAGGTGGCGGTGTAGGCAACAGCCGATTCATGCATGCCATGAACGAAGCCACTCTGGATGCCAAGCACGTGGTACATTGCAGCCTGAACGAAGGCCTGGATGTGTTTTGGCCGTTTGGACGCAGTATCCTAGAACAGATCTACAAGGTGTACAAACAGAAAGAATTGTTGGAAGACGCTATTCTTATCTATCGTGTGAGTCGTGCTCCAGAGCGCAGAATTTTCAAAATTGACGTGGGCAACATGCCCTCACACCTGGCCATGCAGTTTGTGGAACGTGTGAAGAATGAAATGCATCAGCGCAGAATCCCTACCATAACAGGTGGCGGACAAAACATGATGGATTCAAGTTACAATCCACTTAGTATCAACGAAGACTACTTCTTCCCCCAGGGTGCTGACGGTCGTGGCTCCAGTGTTGACACACTACAAGGTGGTTCAAATCTGGGTGAAATTGACGACTTAAAATACTTTAACAACAAAATGGCCCGTGGTTTGCGTGTGCCTAGCAGTTACTTGCCCACTGGTCCTGACGACTCAGACCGTGCAATGAGCGACGGAAAAGTAGGAACAGCACTCATACAAGAGTACAGATTCAACCAGTATTGTGAACGTTTACAGGCGTTAATTGCTCAGAAATTAGACGACGAATTCAAGATGTTTTTGAAGTGGCGTGGGTTTAACATTGACTCCAGTTTGTTTTCAATTGGATTTAATCCACCTCAAAACTTTGCCAGTTATCGTCAAAGTGAACTGGATAACACACGTATTCAAGCATTCATGCAGATGGAGCCGTTGCCTTACATGTCAAAACGTTTTTTGCTTGAACGTTTCTTGGGCTTGACTGAAGAAGAAATTAAAGAAAATGAAACTATGTGGCGTGAAGAAAGAGACACGCCTAATATAGAAGCGTCAGGCAGTGACCTACGATCAGTGGGAATCAGTCCTGGCGCTATGGAAACTGACATTGCCACTGGGGAAGAAATTGGTCAAATGGAACCGGCAGCTCCGGGAACACCAGAAGTAGGATCAGCACCTGCAGGCCCTGTAGTACCTGGAGGCGTGGGTGGCGCAGGCGCCCCGGCTGCATAAATATTAACATGATACTCAACGAATTTTATCACAAAGAACCTGAAGCCTATCAAGGCCTTGAGCAAGATAATAGCCAACTTGAATTGGGTGATTTGCGTAAAACTCACCTGACTCTGCGTCAATTGAACAAACTGCGTCGCATGAATGATGTGCGTACAGTGGAATACAAAGAAAAACTCAAACTGGTGCGTCAGCAGTACGCACCTGCCCCTGCCGCCCCGGCCATGTGATTTATGGCCTTTTTGGCCTCATAAACCGCGTGTTTTTCTCCTGATGTGTAAATAACATTACACTTTACCTACAGGAGTTTTCTATGAACAAATTTGAACAATTGATCGAATACGTGATCAATGATGAAGAAAGCAAAGCACGTGAGCTTTTCCATGATATCGTCGTGGAGAAAAGTCGTGAGATTTACGAGAACTTGATGGCCGAAGAAGCCACTGAAGATCTTGAAGAAGCTGAAGATATTGAAGAAGGCGAAGACGATCTTGAAGAAGGTGCTATGGTTATGGACGCTTCTGACAATCTTATTAATGACATCGAAACTGAAGAACAATCAAGCATGAGCATGGAAGGCGAAGAAGATTTCGACGGCGACGATGACAACATGGGCGGCGACGATGATGGTGATTTTGGTGGCGACAACGGCGGCGATGAACCAGCCACTAAAGACGACATTCTAAATCTAGAAGACAAATTGGATCAGTTGATGGCTGAATTTGAAGACCTAATGGGCAGCGAAGGCGGCGACATGGGCGACGGCGACGGTTTTGGTCCAGACGAAGGCGGCGACGCTATTGAAATGGACGACACTGAAGAAATGGGCATGATGGAAGCTGTTAGCTTAAAAGCAGCCCCAAAGCCAGTGACTTCTGAAGAAGGCGGTGTCAACAAGAAGTCTACTGTAGCCGCTAACGCAGGTGCAAAAGGCCCAATTGGCAACTCAGTCAAGCCAGTGCATGCTGGTGGTGAAATGGGCGGACGTCACGACGCTCCCGGCGCTTACAGCAACAACACAAAAGACTTGATTGGTAAAGTTGGTAATACTCCAGCTCAAGGCACACAAAGTCCAAAACCAGCTACCAAGCCAGTAATGGGTCAAGCCAGCGGTGTTAACACAAAGAGCCCAGTAGCTCGCGGTTAATACATGAAAACACTAAGAGAACAACTTACCTTTAATCAGGCCAACATCCAGGTTCTAGAAGAATCTGGACCGGATGGCCACGGTAAGAGCCTCTATTTAAAAGGCATTTGTATTGAAGGCAACAAGCGCAATGCAAATGACCGTGTCTACCCATTACACGAAATCAGCAAAGCAGTTAACACGATTAATCAACAGATTAAAGAAGGTAACTCAGTATTAGGCGAAGTGGATCACCCAGATGATTTAAAAATTAATCTAGATCGTGTGTGTCACAGTGTTGAAGGTATGTGGATGGATGGTGATGCTGGTTGCGGCAAAATGAAGATCTTACCAACCCCCATGGGTGAGTTGATCAAAACGTTGCTGACATCTGGTGTCAAGCTAGGAGTTTCAAGTCGTGGCAGCGGCAATGTTGACGACAGAACAGGACATGTAAGTGACTTTGAAATAGTCACTATAGATGTAGTTGCTCAACCCAGCGCACCTAATGCATACCCTAAAGCAATATATGAAAGTCTCATGAACATGAAGTACGGCCATAGACTGTTAGAGGTAGCACGGGAAGCGGGCGAAGACAACAAAGTGCAGAAGTATCTCAAAAATGAAGTTGTAAAACTCATTAGAGAACTTAAGATCTAAGGAGAATCTACAAATGTTAGATGCAATCAAACCATTGTTAGATAGCAACCTGATCACCGAGGAAACTCGTCAAGAGATCACAGAAGCTTGGGAAGCCAAGTTAAGTGAAGCTCGTGAACAGGCTCGTGCAGAACTCAGAGAAGAGTATGCAGGACGCTACGAACATGATAAGTCAGTAATGGTTGAAGCCCTGGATAAAATGGTAACAGAAGGTTTGACCGCAGAGATCCAAGCAGTGGCGGCTGAAAAGCAATCACTAGCAGAAGATCGTGTCAAGTTTCAACACAAGATGACAGAATCAGCACAGAAGTTTAACGGCTTCTTGGTTTCAAAACTTGCAGAAGAAATTGGCGAATTGCGTAAAGACCGTAAGATGCACACAGAAGGACTAGCAAAACTAGAAAACTTCATGGTGCATGCATTGGCTCGTGAAATTCAAGAGTTTGCCGCAGACAAACGTGACGTAGTGGAAACAAAAGTCCGCTTGGTACGTGAAGCCCGCGCAAAACTTGAAACACTCAAAACACGTTTCGTAAAAGAAAGTGCAGAGAAAATGAGTCAAGCTGTTAGCCGTCATCTCAGGGAAGAACTGGGTCAATTGCAAGATGATATCAAAGTTGCTCGCGAGAACAATTTTGGTCGCCGTATTTTTGAAGCATACGCAAGTGAATTTGGTGCTACTCACCTAAATGAGAAAGCAGAAGTCCGCAAGCTATACGCTATGCTAGAAGGCAAAAATAAGCAATTGAAGAAAGCCATTGAAGTCTCACAACACGCCAAAGTTGTTGTTGAGTCAAAAGAACGTGAAATACGTATGATCAAAGAAAGCAATCAGCGTCAAGACCTGATGCAAGAATTGCTTAGTCCTCTAAACCAGGAAAAAGCTGAAGTCATGCGTAATTTGCTGGAAAGCGTCCAAACTACCCGTTTGAAAAACGCCTTCGAAAAGTATCTACCAGCTGTGTTGGAAGACCGCTCTGTGAAAGCCTCTAAAGTGATCACAGAAAACGTTTCCGTAGCAACTGGGGATAAAACTGTTCCAAGTAGTCAACAGGAAGATCGCGGCAACGTGATTGACCTTAAGCGCCTGGCAGGGTTATAAAAATTAATTTTTAGGAGACTTAAATGTCACAAGAACTATTAGAAAGCCGCTGGGGCGAGACCAAAGAAGCATTGCTCGAAGGTTTGAACGGCTCAAAGCGCAACAGCATGGGTGTTATCTTAGAAAACACTCGCAAGTACTTGAAGGAAAACGCTTCCGCAGGTTCAACAGCCGCTGGTAACATTGCAACATTAAACCGTGTGATTCTTCCAGTTATCCGTCGTGTAATGCCAACTGTTATTGCTAACGAGTTGGTTGGTGTACAACCAATGACTGGTCCAGTGGGTCAAATCCACACTCTGCGTGTACGCTACGCTCAGAGCTTGACAGACACTTCTGCAGCCGCTACTTCTGTAACAGCTGGTCAAGAAGCATTGTCACCATTCACAATTGCTACAGCATACTCTACTGTTCCTCAAGGTACAGCTACAGCTACCAACTATACAGGCGGTGCTACAGCTACCATGGAAGGTACTGGCGGTAAGCAAATTTCTGTGCAAATCTTGAAGCAAGCTGTTGAAGCTCGCACACGCAAGTTGCAAGCACGGTGGACATTTGAATCTGCACAAGACGCACAAGCCATGCACGGTATTGACGTTGAGGCAGAAATCATGGCCGCACTGGCTCAAGAAATTACAGCTGAAATTGACCAAGAGATTCTATTGAGTCTACGTTCATTGGCTGCAACTGAGTTCACATACAACCAAGCTACCGTTTCAGGTACAGCTACATTCGTTGGTGACGAACACGCCGCATTGGCTGTGTTGATCAACCGTGTTGCTAACTTGATCGCCCAACGTACACGTCGTGGCGCTGGTAACTACGCTGTTGTTTCTTCAGCTGCCTTGACAGTATTGCAATCTGCTACAACCAGCGCATTTGCACGTACTACAGAAGGTACATTTGAAGCACCTACAAACACCAAGTTTGTTGGTACATTGAACGGCGCAATGCGTGTGTTTGTTGACTCTTATGCAAGCGACACAACACCTGTGTTGGTCGGCTACAAGGGTTCTTCAGAAGCAGATGCTCCAGCATTCTACTGCCCATACATCCCATTGATGTCTTCAGGCGTTGTGTTGGATCCATCAACATTCGAACCAGTTGTGTCATTCATGACACGTTACGGTTACATTGAACTTACTAACACAGCAAGTTCTTTTGGTAACGCTGGTGACTACGTTGGCGAGATCGCTGTATCTAACCTGTCTTTCAGCTAATCACTGCAAGACTTACCCAGGGATGGGAAGGTACGAAAAAGCCCCGCAAGGGGCTTTTTCTTTGGCTAAGTATCTGGCATGATACACAACCTTGATTCAACCTGTTATTACTCAAATCGTAACTATCTTACTCAATGGTTCTACGATGATGTTATGGTAATTGTAGACACTGAAACTTTGCCTTTGCGCAACGAGCTGTATCGCGAGAGCAATGCACATTTTGAAAATCAACGTCTGCAACAGCTGATTAATCAGCATCCAGTTAAACAGCATGTGATTGATGTGACTCATAATGTGTTGCCTGTACATACTTTAGAAAAAAATCTAGCTAGGCCAATACTGACCAACGATTGTGAATACTACTATCAGCCACAACCAGGCGTGATATTTTTTCCTGTATTTCTTTGGGGATTTAGTTTGCGAAATCGTCTGTGGCAGGACAATGCATTTAGTTTTGATGCTGGATCCAACAAAGTTCAAGAAATAATGTGCCTCAACAATCGTCCACGTTGGCACCGAACTTGGCTATGGGCAGAATTCAATCGCCTTAACACAATCTCTAAGATGACTTACAGTTTTGCTGCTTTGGAGCCTGACAGCATTCCTTATACCTATCCTTGTCCACTATTGTTGCCAGGCGAAGAGCCCAATAACACTCGCAATGATGTTGGTGTGGATTTAAAAATCTATCATGACACCGCAGTAAACTTAGTGACTGAAACCAGTGTAGATGATATCTTCTTGACTGAAAAAACTTGTAAGCCATTTATGGCTAGACAAATACCTATCATAGCATGTGCTGCTGGAACAAACAAGTTTCTGTCAGATGTTGGTCTAGACATGTTTGAAGACATTGTGCCTTGGCAAAGCTGGGATAGCAATACAAACAATCAATCAAGACTAGAAAGCATTGCTAACTTTGTTGACTGGTGGGTGTGCAGTGGCACAATCATGCGCACTTACCAGGACTTGCTGCCCAGGATTGAACGTAACAAACAATACTTCCATAGTGAAACTTTTAGACAACGCATCATGACTCAGATGGATCAATTTAAATTTTGAACCACGAGAGATATTGAGCAATCTTCTTGGTAACACTTTCCCAATCACCCATTTTGGGTTGTCTGAACAGTCTGGCACTGGAATACCAAGGACTAGAATCTCTGTCCAACAGCCAACGCCAGTCTGTGGCAAAAGCATTGAGCATGACCCAGGCTGGTCGTCCCAAGGCACCTGCCAGGTGAGTGATAGCAGTGTCCACACTGATTACAACATCCAAGTGCATCATCAATGCAGCAGTGTCTGCAAAACTGGCAATTGATCCTGGCCAAAGTTTAAGCCCGGCGTCGGCTAGAGCCTGTTCTTCATTGGACGTGGAGTCTACTTGTAGACTGATCCACTCATATTCAGGGTGACTCTGGATCATGGACAACACCTGATCAAAAGGTACACTTTTGTGTTGATTGAGCCAGGAGTCTCTACGACCACTCCAAGAGATTCCCACACGCATTTTATATTTAGGTCCTAGGCGATCCTGCCACTGTTTCATTAACTCAGGATTAGCGTTCATGTAACTTTGGATTTTGGGCAAGTTATCCAGCGTGACACCAAGTATGCCTGGAATACTCATGATAGGAACCCAGTAATCAAAGTCTCCCATGTCATCGCCGTAGCCGGCAACCTGCTGTATTATGTCACTGGTGTTTAACAAAGGAATTAATCCATCTGTGACCTGCAGTTTGACCCGGGCACCCATCAAGTGTAGATTGTAAACAAATCTCACAAACTGAATACAATCACCGTGACCTTGCTCACCCACCACAAGAATAGTCTTGTCTTTGAGATCTTCTCCACGCCAGCGTGGTTGACTTAACTTGGGTTCTGTCCCTACTAAATGTTCGTAGTTCCAGCGTGACTCATAGGCAGGCCAACCACGCTGATAGTCGCCACTCAACAAATAGCTCACGGCCAAATTAAAATGTGCTGTTACATTGTTTGGTTCCAACAGTGCAGCATGTTGAAGAAACGGTATGGCACGTTTTGGATGCCCGCATTCACGCATGACATTGCCGTAGTTGTTGAATGCTGCGGCTGAATCAGGGTCTTGTACAAAAGCCATGGCATAACATTGCAGTGCCTGTTCAGGACGTCCTTCGGCTCTGTGCTGGTTACCAGCATCAATTAACTCAGTAGTGTTCATAAGGGTATTTACGCTCCTGGCAAACACTATTTTACATTTTCGCTAAATACTTGTCAACACAATAAGGTGTTTTATGCGGTTTTACCCGCCGCGTACGAGCTAGAACCTCGATCGGACTTCTTTAAGGAGAAATACAAATGGGACGTCCTCTTAAAATACAAAAAACCTCAACTGGA